CGCCAACGTCTCACTAGATGACTAGCGTGACGCCGTGTGTACAAACCGACCGAAAAAGGCACAGTTTCAGAGTAATCCGAAACCGGAGGCCTACGGTCGCTTCTGCTGACACTATACGTCCCGTCACAACAACGGTCTGCTCTGGCCCCTTCGGTAAAATACCGGAGGAGCATGGACCAGCCGTCAATGTGACGTATTATCGGACGTGACACCACCGTATATACGAGGAACTCCTTCCTTTGCAGGAAGGGATTCCAACGTGTACGAAGTGTCTTATAGTTCGTAGGGCATCGTCGTAAGGATGGGACGGTTAAACCGTCCGACTCCAATGGTATGTAGGGGTAAACCCCACACAACATGCTAGCGATCAAGTCGCTAGTGCGATAATACCCTCCCTTACAAAAGTTGTTAGATAAATCTAACCAGCTAGTGTAAGTGTCGGCGCTTTGGCGATATGACCAGCTATTCTTTATACGAATAGGAGTGACGATGGTGCCTGAAAAGACATCAACGCCACAGGACTCTCGGAAGAGTCCCTGGCAGTAACTCTTGTCCCGGTTGCAAAGCAACCCAAAGGATTCGAGACACTTGATAGACGTTTCGGCTTCCGCCGATTTGACTATCACATCATCGCCGTACACAAGGATGCTCTCACGAGCATCCGCATCGGAAGCTACGGATGATAGGATTGCCCATATAGTGAGCGCCAACACGGGAAAGCATAAAGCTGACCCCATTGGTGCAAACTTATTGAGCATTTGAATCTTACCATCTGGTAGTTTCGTTCCTAGAGTTCTGCACGCCAGAAGTACATCAGAGATGTGCTTCGGGAATAACAGACGAACCAGACCACACGAAACGCGATCACTGGCCTCTTTGAGGTCAAGCGTCGCGTACTTACCGTGCCAGGAGCCAACGATGGCTCCCGCACGATTAGGTGTTTGGTCTGTGAAATGTAGGTTCCACCGTGTTAAACGGTGGCGCTCTACATGCTCTACGATCGCACGCCCAAGTCCTTGCTGAACCCATTGAAATTCAAGGGGTTCGCAGGAAATGAGACGAGGTCCACGGGAATCCTTCGGCACAAGTAAAACTTGTGCAAGAGGTTCCCGAATGTCCAATCCATCAAAAGATGGATACGTATCACAAACGTGTCCGAGAGATGCACAGAAATATGCATCAAACGGGTAATGTTTGTC